CTCATTGCAATACTTCGCCCATCTTGAGTAAAGTTTTTACTGGCTGGGTGTTGTATGCTTAATCCATAATTAGCTGGAATTGTTGTTGGGAACTTAGCACGTTTAAAATAATTAAAACAAGCTGTTGGTTTATGAGATGTTGCAGTTGATGTAAAATTTGGTGATACGTAATAATTATAACCATATATTTGTTCATCAGCTTCTAAATTATGTGGGTCCTCTGCTGCTAACTGTGCTACATGACTTAAAAATGATTTTCTACCTGTATGATAAATATCATTTTCTTGATATTTTTCTGTTGAATCAATAAATCTTGCATCTGTAGAAGCTGAAGTGGGGATAGTTAAATTGTTCGTTGCTTTACTTATTAAAGACTTTATTAAACCTCCCCTAGATGAAATTGCGGTTGTAAAAACATTTTTTATTGCATCGTATTCCGCAGAAACCGCCCCAGAATAACTTATATGATCTGCAGGAGATAACCCAGAAGCAGTAGCATGATTTAATATAGTATAAGATTTAGCACCACTTGTGGTATTATCTCTTAATTCTGCTAAATAATCAGTACATGATATTTCAAGTACCATGCCAGTTCTATCTTCATATGTTTCTGCCGTTTTATAAACGACTCCATAAAAGTAAATTTGATTTGTTTCACCATCACGCAATCTCATTGGCATGAAATCGGTAAATATGCCTGTCCACGGACCATCACTTTGCCCACTAGCACCAGAAAATGGCGTAGTGCTACTATTATTTAAACGCATAAACAAAGTAGAGGGAGTCCCTATAGACTCTGTTAATTTTAATGACATTATAGCTGATTTTGAAGATGCAGAATCTAATATATCTTCCCAAGAATCTCCATCCCAATATGAACCAATTAGCCTTTGAGTCATTTTAGAACTTAATACCTTTCCTAACTTGTCCTACAAACTGAACATTAAACGCATATCTATCTTCTTCACTAGGAAAATGTGTGAATTGTGCTTGGTTTACAGCCACGTTGTATATACCCCCACCTGTAGCATATCCAGTAGCACCTGGTGTTATACCTATAGCATATATTTGGGCGTCATCAGCATGAGCGTAACCACTTGTGTTAAGTTGATCTCTTGCTACAGTTAGAGTTCTTGCCCCTGTATATGGAGCACTTCCTGAAATAGCTGTAATTTTCATAATTTCCCAATTACCCCCTGACTCAGATGAGCTATCACTCCTAGTGCCACCACTTTCGATCATTATGTATTGACTATCATTATCATAAAAATATGAAGCATCTGAAACCGCTATGCTAGTATCATCTTCATCAACCGCTGCAGTTAATGCCCCAGCCTCTACTCTTCCTGCATAAGCTACATCTGCAATACTACCAATTGGTAATTCTGTTATAGAAGCATCTCCAACTTCTATTTGTAATTTATTATCTGAATATGTCCATGTAGCTAATATATTCTCTAAATAATTTTTATATGGCACATAATACGTTTGATTTTCTACTCCTGTTCCAGCCGCATTTGGTCCAGAAACAGTTGCTTTTTCCATGTGCCAAAAACCAATATCTGTATTAGTTAAGTCCCCACCAATAGTATCTACAAGTCCTGAAATTGTAACCGCAGGTTTTATTTGATTCATATCAAATATTATTGGGTCACCACCAGGTAATGCTTGCAGAATAGGTTGTTTCGCCATCTGTGTTGCAAACTGATCTACCTTTAACATTAACCTTACAGTTGCAGAAGCGTGTGTGCCATTTCTTAAAAATACTGATAATGGAGCATCCATTTAAACTGCTCCTCCCCTTATATGGTCTAAATACGGAACTGATGTACTCATTTGAGTTGCATCTATTCCTTGAAAAGCCATCATATAATTAAAATTTCTTTGTGAGTCTTGAGCACGTTCTTGTCTAGACCCAAGACCTAAATTTTCAAATTGACCTACCCCATAAGCACCTGGGGGTACCCCAGCACCACTGTTACGATCACCACGTAAATAGTCTTTTGTAGCACGATCAGGCGTTCCAGGTGTAACTAAAGCTTGGTTTTGTTTTTCTAGTGCATCTAAAATAGCTTGACCTTTATCAGCTAGACCTCCTATAATTGGTAAACCTTCAAATTTTGTTAAAGTTTCCCCAACTTTTGTCCATATCCAATTTTTTATATCCGTAATCCACCCAAAAGATGTAAGATAAGAAAAGAATTCTTTAATTTTTATCCAAAAATCTTCTAATTTATTTTTAAAATTATCCCATACAGAACCAAGCCAGTTCCAAACATCTAAAGCTTTATCTTTTATATATTGAATCCAAGGTTTCATAAAACCTAATGTTTCACCTATCCAACTAGCCATTGATTTAATTCCGCTAATTGTGGCGTCCCAACCCTGTTTGATTAAATCCCAAACAGTACCTGGTAAAGTCTTCAACATTTCCCAAAGCTTACCTGCCCATTCCCAAAGCGTTTTACCCCATTCTTTCATCTTGTCCCATAAACCCCACATCATATCAGATAACCATTGGTCAAAACTTCCGTCTAAAAGCCATTTAAGACCTCTTACTAACCAACCTATACCTTTTATTAAAAGAACTATAATCGGTACAAAAGGCATAATAAGTAAATCCATAATTAAGCCAACCATTTGCGAAATAGTTCCTAATAAACCACTTAATATGCCTGATTGTTTAGCAGTTGCAGCAGCGGCAAAATAAATACCTTTTAAACCTTTTCGGCGATTTTTCCCCTTTATATCATTTTGCCCTCCTATCACTTTGTCTAAAAGAGCGTTCATTTTTTTGCCGTGTTTAGTTTCTATTATTTTTTTACCTATAGCTTTCCCAATGCCACCTGCTTCTCCAACAGCACCTAGCATACCTTGAGCACTAGAACCCGCTGCTGATGCAGCACGTCCTGCTCCTGACATGAGCTTTAATATACCTCCTATAGCTGCTGGTGCTGGCACAATATATCTCCTTTTGTTAAATTAAAAATTCGGCATCCTTGCCTTCATTTGAGCCATTTGTGAAGCTTCTGCTTCTTGTTGTATTTCGCTAAATGCCCCTTCAATTCCTAAGATTAAATTTATTTCTGATTCAGTAAAATTTAATATGGCTTTCCACGGAATTCCTAGTTTTAATAACTGTAAAACTGTCAACCAATGTGTAAATAAAAGATTTTCATATGGTGTAGTGTCTGTTGAATGTCTTAAGAAAGCCTTTACTCTTTTTTTATTGAATCAATTCCACCTTCCTTGTTACTATCACCTGAAAATGCTTGAGGTACTAGCTTTTCTAATGCAGAGCCCAATCTTTGATCTATAGATATTAAAAATGCCTCTGTTGTTCTACCCCAAGGGGCATCAATTATCATCTCTTTTAATGATTCCCTTACATACACATCAGCTTCAAAGTTTGTTCCGCCATTAGAGGTAAACTTTAAACATCTTGAAATAAGTTGATTTCTTTTACTCCAAGACATTGGTTTTATTGTAACCTCAAATTCATCTCCTGTTTCTTCGATTCTAACTGTGACTCTTTCATCTGAAGTAACTGTTTGATATTTACTTATATCAAACCCTTTAGTTGTATTACTTTTCTGTGCCATGCGTCCTCCTAAACTTTTATGGATAAAATGGTTGTGTATCTCTTATACTTATACGTAAACTCCTAAATATCATATCTAAATCTATTTGTAATGGATTATCTGTTGAAATTGCATGAGGTGCTGTGTTAATAAAAACACCTTGTGAATTTATTTGATTACTTCCAGCCGTTGGTGTGCCAGCAGTTGTAGAGCCTGGTATGTCTATAATTATATAATCATTAGTAGCTCTTTCAAATTTGATTGTAGCGGTAAAACCAGCTCTCGCTGTAGCTGCAGTTGTCCCTCCATAATCACCCTCTAATAATAACTGCCTAAATATTTCTAAAGCACCAGTTTGTAAGTTAGTTGCATTATAGGCTGCATCTGCATTGAAATCAGCGTCAGGTAAAACTACAGTCGCAGACATTGAATATTCTCGTTGCCCTTCATGTATTTCATATGGGCCTCTAGCTCTATTACCTTGTTTACCTAAGTAATATCTAGGTTCCTCGCCATTTGATATTGATAGTGAAAAACTTCTTATTCTAGCAATTTCTTGACCATATAATTTAATCGTTCCTTCACTAAAATAATAAGGTTGTGTGTTTGGATATCCTATTCCAGTATTTGCTGAGTTAACAGTTTGGTTTACCATACCCACATCATCATTATCAATAGCTTGCATTAAACCATATCTAGGCATATTAGCTGAAACTGAAGCACCATTATATAAGTTAGTGCCTACAGTAGTTTGATTTGCTTGATTGTGAATCATGTTAAGGAAATTTACGCTATCCCAAGACATAGTTACCATGCCTTCTTCTTCTGCGGTTATTGTGGCAGAGCCTATCATTCCACCAACATAACGTCTATCGAAGTTTTTAGCTGTTGTTTCAGAGCTTTCTTTCATATGAACGTGCCAAGAAACAGTATCTAAATCAGTTGTTTCTACGATTTCATGATCATAATAACTTGCTGAGTTTTGTTCCCTAACATAAGCCCCAGACGCATGATCGAACTGTAAAGGATAATTTAGTTTTACTACGTTAGTAGTCGGTAAATAATCACATTTTCTAACTTCAGTAGTTTTAGTTGTATTGTTTGTATTTGCCGCATCGTATATAGCTATAATGTCCCCAGATACTACTCCATGAGAACTAGATAAGGTAATAAATATATCACCTTTTTTAACAGCCCCATTTAATGTAGCTGATCCTGTTACAGCACTTGGAATAGTTGTTACTTTACCTATTGGAAACCTTAATGGCCACCCATTTAATAACACTATACCGCTAACTGATCCAGATAAAGTTTGATTACCAGGATATGCTACTGACCAGTTACGTTTTGATTGTGTTCCTAAGAAACGTCTACCTTCTATTGACATCTCTGGATCAGGAGTATCTACACTTTCATATACACCTGGAATCCATGTGATGTATTTATTTTTATCATTTCTTGTTGCATCTCCACCAATAGCAGATACTTCTTTTACTTCTTCGTTGTCAGCGTGAAAAAATGCTAATGGTCTGTCGAGGGTATAAACAGTACCATTAATTGCTTCTATTCGACGTATTTCACATTCAACAACAGTTTGAGATTCTGTGCCTGCAACTGTACCTATACGAATGAAATCGCCAACGACAAAAGTTCCAGATACACCATCTACTGTAATAGAACGTGACCCAGCTTTAAAACCTGAAGCGTCATTTAATGCCGCAGTAGCTCCAGAACCTACTAAAGTTCCTTCAGCCATTTCAGGATCACCGCCCTGTGCAGCTTCTGTTGCAAATGTTAGTTGTGCTTGATCAGCTCTATAAACTGCCATAAAATACCCCCATTATATATTCATTATACTAATTTAAGTTAAGTTTCTAGTAATACCGCATTATTCTCTAATGTTATTTCTACTGTGCCCGTCCATATGTTAACTTGGTCTGAAGTTTCTTCTATAAAATTAAGAAACTGTTGCCGTTGGAAATTTGTAAGAGAATGTTTTCTCGCATGACATATTCTTCGTATTTCTTGCATCAAATTAAATAATCTTTGCCGACTATTTAATGTAAATAATTCTATTTCAATATTGTATGTTCTATTACCATATTTCCAATTTCCAATTGGAGTTTCTTCCATTGCAGGACTTCCAGTTCTACCAACTAAATGGTCACCAACGTTTAAATCAAAACGTATAGGTTCGTTAGCAGCATTTACAGTAATAAATGAGGGTTTTGCTACATTACTAGCGTTCCATTGGCTATCTAAGTCTGTAAAGATATCATCTATAGGTATCGGTTCATCAGCCATTAAAATACCTCAAAAGCTTTTAAGCTATCGATTGTATCGGCTGTTTCTTCTAACCATCCAGCAACTCTAGATTCCATGCTTATTCTATCCATGCCACTTACTACCGCACCACCAAAGTCAGCACTCCTCATTACATCGACAGCAGCTATTTTTTTAGCTATATCTTGTACTATACCACCTTGCCTTACATCTGTTTCAATATCCCTTCCAGCAAGATAAGTTACTTTCACAGGCATTGTAAATTCTCCGCCACCCCATCTCCATACAGGAGCATTATAACTAGTAAATCTAGCTGGTAGTAAGAAATATCTGCTAAATTGGATCATTCCAGTATCTGGCACTAGAAAATAATCACCTGTTCTACCTTGGGTTTTAGTATCCCAGCTAGCACCATTCCATATTTTTAAACTTAATATTTTATATGGGTCTGGTTTATCTAGTTTAAATCCATTTAAATTAAACTGTTGGTATTCATTCGCTACGTAGGTGGGACGCCAAGATTTACGAGTATGCATATCTATATAACTTTGAGCTTCCATAATAGCCTGCTCAACAGTTGCCTTGCTAGGAACTGTACTAGCGGTAAAATCAGTACCACTTAATACGTTTTTAAGTTGCAATAACTCATAAACTTGTCTTGTAGTTGTATAAGCTTCATAAGCTCTCATTTGTATTCTTTTAATAGTTGGGGCAGTTGATACGCTTGCAGCTGACGTCACTCTTACCCAGTATTTTGTGACACTATTAATAGCAACTGTAGCCCAATCACTTAATAAATTCGGTGGGAAAAGTTCAGCCCCATCTTTTGAGAAGTCATATGCAGCCCCTTCATTGTCGTCAGGGTCAAGCTCATATCTAGCAGAAGCTGGTACAAAAGTAGTCCATGCACTACCATTATAGTATTCCCATGTTAATGCCCCTAAACTACCTGCTGTATCTATATCAAATATAGCCATGTCAAATTTTGCGTCATGACCCATATATAATATATGAGAAGTCCCACCTAAAGCACTAAATGCAGTGCCAGCAGGCGACTGAGCTTCAAGAGTTACATCAGTAAAAGAACTCCCATTATAGGTAAAAACCTTTGTAAATTGTGAACTTGGAAACGCTGCCAATTTTACCTCACATTATTTATTTTTCATCGGGTGGATATTCCACACTTTGATCTAAAACTTCATCCTGTTCTGATTCTGTGCTTGGCTCTTCTCCTGTATCTAAACCTGCTGCTTGGACTTTACCTCTTAAATACATTAAAGCTCCATTTAAAGACTGAAATTGATTTACAAGGGCATCTTTCTCAGCTACCTTTTTGTTAATTTCAGCGGCAAGTTTTTCAACTTGTTCTTTTAGCGTATCAAATTCGCTTTTTACATCAATATCTACCATGTATCTCTCCTTTAACTTATGCTTATAATATATTATACGTTGATTAGTATTTAAACTTTATCCTTTTAGAGTTTCGACTTCAGACTCTAAAGTTTCTATTCGTGCTATTAATTCTTTAATTGCCATTAGTCCTACACCAGCCATATCTTTAGGTGCTAATGAGGCGTGTATAGTTTCTTTTGTTCCATCACTTTTAGTAATTTCTCCACCTAACCCAGAAAGTTCTGTACCAGTACCAAAAGCGTTATAAAAATCTTGAGCAGTAGGTGAAATATGTCTTTCTGCTGTAGGAATCTTATCTGACGCAATTCCCTTAGTGTAATATCTACCAACGTTTAAAGATTTAAGCTTATCTGTTATAACTTTCCCATCAGTTCCGCCATAAATTGAATGGGCAGTTCCTTCATAAGTTTTAAAAGCTGAATCTGAACCATCTGTCCAAGCACCTGCTGACGATAAATAACCTGTTACATCAGAACCGCTATTTTTTACAGTAAATCTTGCTTCTGAATCTTCAGAATTGTTTGTAACTGTTTTAGCGTTCACAAAGAATCTTAAGGCCTCCCACTCAGCACCAATACTATTATTACATCTAAAATTCCACGCAGCTATTTGGTCGTTATTAGCAGGGGTATCTGAATCATGTTTAAAGAACATTCTAGGGCCGTCTGTGGTATCATTATCTGCAACTAATCTTAATGGTATTGAACCAGTCGTGGTTATAGTAGCCGTATATCCACTTACAGGAGCCCCCCCTACACCCAACTCAGTGCCATTAAATTGTAAATTAGCTTCACCATTTAAAGCAGTTGAGGAGCTAAATGTAGCAATTCTATTATCAGCCCCATTAGCAACAGCAGTAACAGCACCCCCACCAGCATCTTCCCACGCTACGGCAGCACCAGCTCCTCCAGAAGTTAATACTTGTCCATCCGTCCCGTAGTTAGCACCACCTATTCCTATTTCACCCTGACTTGTAAACCGAACCTTCTCGGTAGCAGCTTCTGAATGCCCAGTTTTAAATATTAAATCTGTTGCGTTAACAGAAGCACTAAATGTACCTTGTGCAACTGCTTCAATGGCGGCAGCAACTGTAATAGCGTCTGTTCCCCCAGCTTCAGAGGGTGCTTGAAATTCTACTTTTCCTAATACGTCATTTGCATTAATGTCTGTAAGGGATGTAGCTAAAAGAAGTTTACCTGTACTAGTTGTAGCATCCGCAGATGCCCCCATGATTATAAGTTGATCAGCTGATTGATCCCATAGCATATAGGCACCAGCAGAAGCCCCAAAGAATTTAACGTCATACCCTGTATCATCTACACCTACTACTACATCACCATCTATGTCTAATCCAACAACATTCCATGAATCTGTATCCCATTGATATATTTTATCTGTGTCAGTTTCAACGAATAAAACTCCCTTCTCATTTGCAGAGAGGGTAGGTTTGGTATCTGATGCAATTCCAGATATGCTTGATCCTATGTATTGTATTGCCATTTCATTCTCCTATGATTTGGGATTATCTGATTTTACTTTAGCCACATGATCTTTCCATGTAGTTGTACTATTAACATTGTCCCAGTACATCATATCTAGTTGTTCTTCTATATTCCCATATGCTTTTTTTCTATTTAAATTCCAAGTGGCATTTTGTAAATCATATTCTGCTTTAAGCTCTGCCAATTTTGAATTAACTGCTGACTCTGTAGGCATTGTAGCTGTATCGTCATTAAGTTTTACATTAGAATAAACCATTCCATCTTTGGTATCTTTCCAACCAAACCATTGGAATTTACCTACATTAAAGGTTAATAAAGCATCTTGTATATCTGGTTCTCTAAACCAATGTTTACTTGCCATTTTATGTATCTCCTAATCTTATAAATACAAAAGTGCTATTACTTACAGTAGAGGAACCTATACCTGTTCCACCGAAACTACTTGTATTAAATTTAACTTTCTGATTAGTTGTATTAGTTATATCTAATATAAGGTTAGAGCTTGCTGTCTGTCTAGTTGCTCCAGAACCTGATGCACCTGTTGTAGCAGAAGTATATACAGCGTAACTAGAATTATCATTAGTAAACATTGTTCTAATTTCAGCAGTACCATCGGAAGACGCATTTTCTACATCAGCGTTAACCATAATTAAATAATATCCTGTAGCTGCAAATGAAAATATTCCAGAGCTTTCAGAAACTGCATTGCCACCTGTTAAAGAAGTTTGTCCAGTGTTATCAGAAATTTCCCAATTGCTAGTTATATCTCCATTTCCAGTATAACTCGCAGTTTGTCTAAACTCTTGTGCTTCTGCTATTCCTCCACCACCACCAGCATCTGCCCAAGAAATATCAGTTCCGTCTGAAGTTAATACTTGTTCATTGCTTCCTACGGCTAAAACTGCTGGATTTCCACTTGCATCTCCATAAATAATTTTACCTCTAGCTATACCAGCCATTTTAGCAAGAGTTACTTGATTATCAGCAATATGTGCTGTATCAATTGACCCATCTGTATAATGCTCAGAATCAATCGCATCATCTGCAATCTTAGCCCCAGTGATAGCGTCAGCAGCTATGTATCCACTCGCTATTGCTGTGCCATTCCAAACTCCAGTTGTTATAGTTCCTACACCAGTAATTGCAGTTTGAGATGCTGTAGTTAATGTTCCTGCTACATTAGTTGCAGTTAATGTTGATCCTGAAAATGTTAGGTCAGAGTCACTTGTAAATCCACCGCTACCATCCGCAATTTGTACCCTCCCAGCCGACTGTCCAGTAGTAGTACCAGTAGAAGATGCTAGATCAAGTCTAGATATACTTATAAATGTACTATCATCGTTTCCACCCTCTGCATTTAATGCAGCACCACTATTTTGATATAACTGAACAGTTAAATAATCATCTCCATCATCTGCATAGAATATAGTAGAACCACCACTAATTGCAGTTGCTTGATTTGATGTAGATAAAATTCTATCTCTTAATATTTCATTTGTTGCGTTTGAATTACTAGTATCTGTATGAGTTACCTTCATTTCTCTGTAACCAGCTGAATCCGCAGCCCATTCTTGTTGAATGGTAACTAAGAAATAACCGCTAGTTCCAAATGTAAATCTATCAGGGTTAGTAGAAGCATCATGTATAGTTCCTACATCATGAACTTCTGTCCAAGACCCATTTGAATCACCTAGTGTAGTAGCCGAATTATTACTTATACTTAAATCTGCATTTAAATAGGCTTTAATTCCTACAAAGCTACCTCCAGCGTTTGCAAAAGACAATGTCCCTGAACCATCTGTTTTAATAAATTGTCCATTAGAACCATCTCCAGTTGGTAATACCCATATTTGATCCCCACTTAAAGCAGGGGCTTCAAAGCCAACATAATTAGAACCTTCATAAAATCGTAATTCTGTGTTTGAAGCTGTTAAGCTTAAGTTACCAGCACTTGAAATAGCCACCTTTTCGGCAGCAGCCTCAGAAGCCCCAGTTTTAAAACTTAATTTTGTTGCATTGTTAGAGGCACTGAAATCTCCTTCTGAAACAGCTTCTATTCCAGCCGCTACTAATATTGCGTCAGTGCCAGTACCTTCATCTGGTGCTTGAAAGAATATTGAACCTAAAACATCGTCTGCAGCGATATCATTATCACCCGCCTGGAATGTAAGGGATGGTTCTTTGCCGTCCCCTGTTCCAACATGTTTTAATATTAAACCATCATCAGCACTATGTGTTAATGTGATTTCTTGATCGTTTCCAAAATAAATTACACCACCATCTGCTAAATATAAGTCAGAAAATTCTAGTGATGCAGTTCCTAGTGTAGCACCATCTGCTGCATCAGGAACAAATGCAGTTTCTGCTGTGAATGTGGCAGTTCTGATTCCAGATGTACCATTATCTATCGCTCCAAATCCTGATGTTATGGAACCTGAATCTAAAGCACCAGTTGTAACAATATTACTACCACCTACTGAATGACTTGCAAAATATGTGGAAACAGTGTCCACGTTAGTCATCTTCATCGTTCCGCCATCATTTATTAAAATACCATCGCCAGAAGCAACAGCATCTGTACCTCTAGACGTACCTCCATCTATTAGATTTATTTCTGCTGTAGTAGCTGTAACACCATCCATAATATTCAATTCAGAAGTTGAGGCTGTTACACCATCTAAAATATTTAACTCTTCTGGTGTAGAAGAAACCTGTGTAGTGCTTACTGCTGCTAATACAGGTAAATACCCACTTTGATTTGGTAGATATATTGTTCTGTCAGCAGTTGGGTCTACAATTGTTAACGTAGATTCATGTGCATCCGCAGTAGCACCTTCGAACACAACCGCATTAGAGGCGTTCATAGTTACTGTGTCTACCTGTGTAGTAGTGCCAGTTACAGTAAGATTTCCACTTACGGTTAAGCTTTGACTTACGGTTACATTACCATTAGCAGCAATTGCAATGCTATCAGTGTCACTTGCAGAACCAATATTTCCATCATCAGGAATTACTATATTTCCGCCAGTAGTTAATAAGCCCCCACCTGTTATTGCTGAATTAAACGTTGCAGCTCCTGCATCACTCATATCTAAAATTAAAGCTGATATAGAAGAACCGCCATCATCGCCTTTTACAATGAAATCTTTGTCTTGTGTCCCAACAGTAAAAACAGCGTTATTGCTACTATTAGTTATAGTAATTGTAGTCGCTGATCCATCTTTGAATATAACATCAGCCCCATCAGCATCTAAAGTAATATCTCCGCCAGAATCTAATATTAATGGATTACCAGCTATTGTTGCCCCAGTAGTTCCGTCATGAGTAATTGTAAAATCATTATCAGCACCCATATTGAATACAGCACTGTCAGATAATAGTTTTACGTCATTACCAATTACTACGTCTTTAGCTACAGATAAACCACCATCAGTTTGAAGTGACCCATCAGTCGTTGAGGATGCATCGGTTGTATTATCAGTTTTTAAAATACCTGAGAATGTTCCAGTGCTAGCAGTAAGTGCCGCAGTTGCTAAAGTTCCACCTGCTACAGTTAATGTATTAGATGAATGTGTTAGTGTTACATCTCCGTTATTGAAATTAATTACACTACCAGAGGCTAAAAATAAATCTGACCACATTAAAGATGTAGTTCCTAATGCCACTCCATCACTTGTTACAGGAGATAAAGCATTTTCTACCAGTTCTACTTCATTAACACCATTTACTCTAAGTATAATTTTATTGTCTGTAGTTGCAAAATCAATTAAGTTATCTGCATCTCTACCCATTTTAAGACTAGCATTATATATAGACGTAATAGTTGTTTGTGACGCCCCTAACACAAAATCTAAGGTATTATCACCATCTTCATAAGTTACAGCAATACCTGTTTCCGTGTTCGATCCCACCATACCACCAACAGTATCTGCTATATATTCATTTAAAGCTGTCCCTGCTATTGTTATGGCATCCGCTTCAACAGTACCATCAAAAAATGCGTTGTTAAATTCAAGAGCATCAGTTCCTAAATCCACAATACCATTAGAAGATGGTGTTAAATATCCGTCAGTTAATACTAATTGATTTTCATTTCCTGCATAAAAGTTTATAGTATCCGCGGTTTCAAAATCTATTTTAGTTTGATCATCCTCACCAATTTTAATATCAGTGGCTAATAATGATGTTATTCCAGTTTGTGCCGCATCCACAGTTATGGTTAAATCATATGGATCACCATCACTACCAGTTGAAGTGTCGGTCCAGTTAGTTGTTACACCTGAACCAATAATTTTCATTTCTTTGTTTTCAGTTAAAGTAACTTCAGTTCCATCATCGTCTTCTATAACAAAACCATCACCCATAGTATTGTCAGTAGATATGGCTGATCCGTTAATAGTGAAATTTAATCCTGAAGCTAAGTCAATACCACCATCATCAATTGTTGCGATGTCTGTGCCATCTACATCAAATATAATTTTACCTGCATCTCCGCCTGTATCAGCTGTAGCAGTTGAAATTTCTAAATAATTTAAAGTTTGTGCCCCAGAATCATATACAGCTTGTATTTTTGCTGATTCCGCGTCGGCAGACCCTAATTGAAAGCTAGGATTGCCATCATTTACTGCCTCAGTTATTTTTAAGTCACTTCCATCATATGTAAAAGTTGCTTCTCCAGCTATTGCGTTACTACCCGTTACAGTGGTAATGGTGTTGTTTGTAGAGCCAGTTAATGAAACGGACCCACTACCTGCCCCAATATCGGAGGCAACTTCTGATCCTGTTCTAAAATCAACATTACCGCTAGAGTCAAGAACTAAAAATTTATCAGTATCTTCCCCAGCGTTTGAAACACTACCAATATTAATAGCCCCGTTAAATGAAGCTTTACCAGCATCACTCATATCAAGAGTTAGAGCTGTAATCCCACTTCCACCATCATCCCCTTTAAAAATTATATCCTTATCTTGAACACCAGCCGTCATAACAAAATCACTAGAGGAATTTGTAAACGTTCCTATAGTTGTGCCCCCATCTTTAAATACTACGTCAGCATCGTCTGCATCAAGAACTATATCGCCAGCAGAATCAAGTGTAATTGATGTAGCATCTACTTCAAATGTTCCATCTGCTGTTATTTGTATGTTTGCAGCTGCTGCGGCTGCGTCTGTGGTTTCTATTGTAAGGGTTCCATTAGTGCCTGCGGTAAATACAGCAGTATCACTAGAAGAACCAGTCATTGTGATTACTTTACCATCAACAGCTACATCATCTACTGTAAGAGCTGTTAATGTGCCAAGAGAAGTAATGGCGGATTGTGCTGCTCCTGTTACTGTAGCAGCAGTACCAGAGGCGTTACCAGTTACATTTCCAGTCAAGTTTCCAGTAACCGATGTGGTAGTTAAAATACCACTACTTGGATTGAAATAGAGTCCTGTATCGGTTTCAATTCCCTGTGTTCCTGTAGCTCCATCAACGAATGTTAGATATACAGTTTCATCAGTTGAATTGTTAGCACTAGCAGTTATATTTGTAGCTAAAGTTGCTGTATCTGCATTTCCAGTTGTATCTTGATTTAATGTTCCAACAGTAAAGTCAAGCGTGTTATCTCCATCTTGATATGCAACTGTAATTCCGCTTTCGGTATTAGAATTTACCATCGCCCCAACAGTATCTGCTATAAATTCGTCTAAGGCGGTTCCATTTACTGTTATTGCGTCAGCCTCAAGAACTCCATCTACATCGACATCACCTGATACGTCCAGTGTAGTTAAATCTAATTCACCAGCTATGGTTACATTACCATCAGCTAAGGTTATTAGATCGGTATCTGAGGAATGTCCTATTGTCGCACCATCAATTGCAACATTATCTATAGTCAATGCCGATAGGGTGCCCAAACTCGTCACATTTGTTTGAGATGCAGTCTGTAATTCTCCCGCTAATTGAGTGGCTGATAATCGGCCAGTAGACGGGTTGTAAATTAGATTTCCATCCGACTCTAACGCAATACTATTACCTCC